CCTGAAGAACCTGCGGGTGGAGAGGCCCCACCACCACCTGAAGAACCTGCGGGTGGTGCAGTTACACCTGAATCAAGAAAAAAAGATTTGAATATTTTGGTTGAAGAAAACCTAATTGAAGGGGCTAACTTTATAGATTTGGGTCAAGCTCAAGAATCTTTGGGTAAAATTTCAAAAGAATTAGACAAGTTGTTGAATTCATAATATTTATTTGAAAGCCCAAAAAAATGACCTTCGGAAAAGTAAAAACACTTATTGAAAATAAGTTGATAGAGTCCTATCAAAACCAAGACGATTTCAGAAAATTATTACGTGAATTCAAACACAATGTTCTTGAGAATAAAAATCTTTCAAAGATTTATTCTTTGTATGACCAATTGAGTACACCTCAAGGGTTATCAGAATCAGATGCTAAAGAGTTCATAACCGAAGGGATTACTCTCATTCAAAATTTGTTGACCAAAATTAAAATGCCAATTACAATATCAGAAATTAAAGACAACTCTTATGAAGATATTGACACTCTCGTCTATACGAGTAAAATAAGTTTGATAGAAAGAGTCGATGCGAAGAAAAACATAATTGCGGTTTTAACTTCAAATAAGACATCAGTTAAAGAATCTATTAATTTACCAATCAAATCAATGGTCACAATCGCTAATCAAACTTTGAATAATTTTTTAACCTCAATGGATGAATCTTCAAGAAAAGAATTCATGACTTTAATTTCAGAAGATACTACGACTCTCCAAACAAAATATGAAACTTTAAAAGAAAAAACAATCGGTAAGTTAAATTCAATTTTAGAAAACGAAAAAGAATTCGAACTTAAAACAAAGTTAGCGGAGACGATTGACAGAATAAAACAAGAAAAGTTTGACCAAGTAAATTTTCTCAAACTGAAAAACTTGGAAGAATCAATTTGATTTCTTTTTTTGTACGTAAATAGCTTTCAGAATCTGTGACCTTTTTTTCACAGATTTTTTTTTGTACTCTTTTCTTTCGGTTAGAATTTGGTTTTGTTTTGTTTTGATAACTTTGGACTTAAGTTGTTTTAAAGCCTTTTCCAAGTTATCTCCATTTTTGATTTCAATAATTAACATATTCTAGAAATATCTGGTTTTTCGTTAAATTTTTGACTTATAAGATTAGTAGTGTTATTTTTATAAAAATAAACTTCGATAATATGAAATTTAATGAAGAAAGGAAAAAGTGTAAAGTTGAACCTATTCAACCCAATTAAATCTGTCTATGGTACTGTAGATTCAAAAAATTTAAAATCTGTATATATAAACATTCAATCGTGGGTCACTCCCAAATTCGAGTATGATAATTGGAATAGGGTTGTTTGTAATTTGACAAGAGAAATAAAACATTCAGTATATAATTCTATCTCACCAAACGTTTTCAAAGACAAAAGTATTGTTGATTTGGACCTTCGAACAAGCGGTATATCTCATGGAAAAAAATCTTTTTTTAATTTAGAAGTGAACTTATTCATTAATTGTGAAACAGATTTCAAATCATTAGAAATAAAAGACTCAATAAAAAAAATCGTTAAATCTGTCTTCAAAGAAAATATTGTTAACAACCAATACTTTGTCTTTTCAACATCCAAAAGTGAAAAGTAAGATAAACTAATATGTCTCAATATTTATTAGAAAAAGCCTAATGAAACAATTGAGAATATTAGAGGCGAATGAACTAGGTCACGGAATATTAATAGAAATGGACGCTGGTTTCGTATCTCCGAAAGACAAACTGAACATGGAAATTCTACGTGAATCTCAAAATTTGGATTACAGGAATCCTTTTGAGTTTTATGCGGTTCTTCAAAAGTATAATACACCCAACAGGAATGGTAGATTTTATCCTGAAAATATTTTGAAAAGAGAAGCTGATAAGTACAAAACAGCAATATCTAAAGGATTATCAACATCGGAACTTAATCATCCTGAATCATCATTGATTGATTTAGATAGAGTATCACATTTAATAACCGATATTTGGTGGGATAAAAATATTTTGATGGGAAAGTTGAAATTGTTGACAACTCCTGGTTTTCACGAAAGAGGTATTGTATCCTCAAAAGGAGATGTTGCTGCAAATTTGATGAGACAAGGAGTAACTTTGGGTATTTCTTCAAGAGGGGTTGGGTCACTTAAAAAAGTTGGTGAAAGAAATGAAGTCCAAGATGATTTTGAATTGATTTGTTTCGATTTAGTTTCTTCACCTTCAACACCAGGTGCTTATTTGTTTTCCAATAAAGATGACAGAGAAAAATATGAAGAAAATTTGGAGGAAGAAGTTTTACAAAAGGTAAAAGGGCAACAGGTAGAAAAATCTATTGATTTAATGAAAAAATTATCTCATTATTTAGGTAAATAAATTTAATTTATGGACGAAAAATTTTTTGTTGCTAAAATTACCTATGACCTTCCTGATGAGAATACCGGTAAAATTAAAAAAATCAGAGAAGAAAAATTAGTTAAAGGTTTTTCGGTGACTGATGTAGAAGCCAAAGTCACTAAAAGATATGAGAGTTTTTCTCATGATTGGAGAATAACATCAGTATCTGAAAGTAAAATCGATGAAGTTATAAAATAAGTGGTCTTTGACCACTTTTTTTATTTGGTTGATATTTATTATGAAAATCAACCATGTATTTTAACGTAGTAAGTAAGTCAGGACCCACAACAATATCAAGAATATTAAACTCCTCATCTTGGTCAAATTCACTTTCATATATGGAAGGTACAGGTGAAGATTTACAATCAATCGCATTGGTTTCCTCCAATACAAGTGTAATAGTTATCAATGCGTCTTCCAGCAAAATTTACAACATAAGTCTGAAAGACACTATTTCAGAGGCGACATCCTCATTCATTTTAGTTGATGATTCCTATTCATCAGTGGAGACTTGGATTTCACAACAAACAAACAAAACTCCAATTTTAGTCCAACAACAAGAAAAATCTTACGTTACAGTATAATGATTCTAAACTTTTTTTGTTTTTGCCACTATTTATAAGTTAAAAATAATAATATTTTCGTATGCAAGAAAATAAAAATTTAGTACAAGAGGCGCTAATTCAAATGAAACAAGTTGAAGAAGCAATTGCCGAAAATGCAAAAGGAATACTTGCTTCTACAATGAAGGAAGAAATCAACCAATTAGTAAAAGAATCTCTTTCCGAGCAAGCTGACGAGGATGAGGTTGAAGCAGAAGTTGACATGGACGTTGAAGATGAAGAATCTGACGACATGGAAACTGATAATGAAGATGAAATGGAAATGGACGACATGGAGTTGGACATGGACATGGATTCTGAAGAAAGTCCAATCGACTTGACAGACGCATCTGACGAGGAAATCTTAAGAGTCTTCAAAGCTATGGGTGAAGATGATGGAATCATCGTAAAAAAAGATGGTGAAGACATCCACTTAAAAGACAATGAAGCAGATACAGAATATCTTGTAAAAATGGGTGAGTCAGTAGATGACCTAAACGAACAACAAAATATGGAAGAAATGTATCACGACATGGATGAAGCAAGCACTGAAGATGTTATTAACGCTATCTTCTCAAAAGATGGAAGTCTTGATGAGATGGATGTCGATAGTAATGACCCTGAAGAAATGGTTTATGAAATCGAATTTGATGATTCTGAAGATGAAATGGAAATGGATTCTGAAGATGAAATGGAAATGGATTCTGAAGATGAAATGGAAATGGGTTCAGAAGATTCTGATGAAGAAGAATTTGAATTCGAAATGATGGAAGAATCAGATGATGACGACCAAATGAACGAAGAATCAGATGATGACGACCAAATGAACGAAGAATCAGATGATGACGACCAAATGAACGAAGAATCAGATGATGACGACCAAATGAACGAAGAATCAGATGATGAAGAAGGCGGTTTGGATGAAGCTTACAACCACAAGAAAGCTAAAAAAGTTAGCGTAAAAGGTGAAAAGAAGGGTAATGGACCTAAATTTTCTTATGAAAAAACTAAAGGTGGATTCAACGAGAAAATGAAAGAGGGACCTAAATCTGTTGGAACCGGAAACGCTAAAAAAGTAAAATTTGGAAAGGGCGAAAACGCTGAAGTTGGTAAAAATAAAATGGTGAAGAAAGTCGAGGCAAAAGAGTATGGAAGATATTTGGGAGCAGGTAGCAAATTTAGAAAAGGCGGCCTTCCTAAACCAAGAGCTCACTCGAAATTTAACATCAACATTTCAGAAAATTTGCAAGAAGAAGTTAGTTTGTTGAGAGAAAAAAATGAAGAGTACAGAAAAGCATTAAATGTTTTTAGAGATAAGTTAAATGAAGTTGCTATATTCAATTCGAATTTAGCTTATGCAACAAGACTATTCACAGAACACTCAACAACTAAAAAAGAAAAAATAAACATTTTGAGAAGGTTTGACTCTGTTGAAAGCTTAAAAGAATCGAAAAATCTTTATAAGTCTATAAAAGATGAACTTTCTAAAAGTGAAACAAAATCAATCAACGAAACTGTAGAAAATAAATTAAACAAACAAGTTTCTTCAGGTTCTGCGACAACATTAATCGAATCTAAAACATATGAAAATCCTCAATTCTTAAGAATGAGAGATTTGATGACAAAGATTGGTTAATAAAATTAATAAACTAAAACTAAAATACTCAAAAAAATGGGAGCATTATTAGAATCAGGTCTTGTTGGTAACATTGGTCTTAAGCACCTTAAAGTTATCAAAGAAGATACTATCAACAAATGGGACAAATTAGGATTCCTTGAGGGTCTTAAAGGTCACCTAAAAGAAAACGTTGCTCAACTTTATGAGAACCAAGCTTCTTATTTAATCAACGAAGCTTCGTCTACATCTGACACAGGTGCATTCGAAACTGTTGTATTTCCAATCGTAAGAAGAGTATTCTCTAAATTGTTGGCTAACGACATCGTTTCAGTACAAGCTATGAACTTACCTATCGGTAAATTGTTCTACTTCGTACCAAACATTCAGTCATATGAAACTGAATCAGTAAACAACGCAACACACTGGGCACCTTATGGAGCTCCAAACGCGTCTGAAGGTCAAACACCAAACAGTGGTTATGACTACAACAACACTAAAGACCTTTATGATAGATTTTATGAAGGTAATGAACCAGCTTTAGACCCTCCAGGTCTTTACGATTATTCTAAAGGTGAGTGGTCAGCAATCACAGGTACAGTTGTTACTGTAGCATGGGTTGGAGATTCTCTTATTCCTTCAGGATATTCAACTGACAACTATAGAAAAGTTCTTGTAGTTATGTCAGGTTTTGCATCTGATGGTGCTGGTAAATTGATTGGACCTGATGGTAACCCAATCGATAACGAATCTTTCCTTGCTGATTTACAAATCAGAGGTAAGGCAGGTAATATTTATACATCTGCAAATACTTCGAACAATTATTTGTTCAGAGTTGTAACTCAAAGATATGGTAAAGGTATCGTACAATATGGTAATAACAACGCTGACGCTCCTTGGCCTAACTCCAAGACTGGCGGTGGTCAATACGATGACCTTTGTGACGTTGAAGGTAAAATCTATCTTGAGGTAGATTTACAAGTTCCTGTTTGTATCTCTTGTGGTGGTTCACTTGACGGTTACACAGGTTCTTCGTTCTCTTCATCTACAGCTGTAGCTGACGCATTCTCTGGAACTTACAGAATCTACAAGAACCTCGAGTTCGAAGATAAGATTGGTGAGGTTTCTTTTGACCTTATGTCAGTAACAGTTTCTGTAACTGAAAGAAAATTAAGAGCTCAATGGTCTCCAGAAATGGCACAGGACGTTGCAGCATTCCATAACATTGATGCTGAAGCTGAATTGACAGCTTTACTTTCTGAGCAGGTAGCTGCTGAAATCGATAGAGAAATCTTGAGAGATTTGAGAAAAGCTGCAGCTTGGAACTTGAGATGGGATTATAACGGATGGAAGAGATTAAGTTCTATCGGTGCTGTTCCTTACACTCAAAAAGACTGGAACCAAACGCTTATCACAGCTATCAACCAAATTTCAGCTCAAATCCATAAGTCTACTTTAAGAGGTGGTGCTAACTGGATTGTTGTATCCTCTGAAATCAGTGCTATTTTTGATGACTTGGAGTATTTCCACGTTTCAAACGCAGCTCCTGAGCAAGACCAATACAACATGGGTATCGAAAGAATTGGTACTTTAGCAGGTAGATATCAAGTTTATAGAGACCCTTACTTCCCAGCTAACCAATTGTTATTGGGACACAAAGGTACATCTTTACTTGACACAGGTTACATTTACGCACCATATGTACCTTTACAACTTACTCCAACAATGTATAACCCATTCAACTTCACACCAATCAAAGGTATCATGACTAGATACGCTAAGAAGGTGGTTAACAACAGATTCTACGGTAGAATCACAGTTGATGGTGTTAGAACATTCGATTTGAGAGAGTTGAGATAATATGGTCTAACCTTTATATAAAAGGGTCCTTCGGGACCCTTTTTTTATTTCATAAAGTATTTATACAAAATTAATAAATTATTTCAAACTCACAAATTTTTTTTACAAAAATTACTTTCGTACCCAAAAACCAAACATCGTAGGGTGTTCAACTCACTTCTCATTTCTTGGAACTTATCATTTATTGATGGTTTGTGTCCATCAATAATTGCTGTCGTTATTTCGTATTCTAATTTTATTATTTTAGAAATTAAATCAGATTTGGTTTGTTCCGTCATTTTGTTTAGAAAAAACAGATTTATTCAAAATTCTCATAGATTTTAATATAATCTCTTGTTCATGTAAAGAATAGATGTTTTGTCTTATAGACATCTCAAGTGCATTTGTGATTAAATGAATACTTTGAGGTAGATTCATATTGTCTATTAGATTGGATATATCTTCTTCAGATTTATAGGGTATGACATCAAATAGTTGTCCTATAATCGGTTCATTGTCTTCCATAAATGATATTTATTGTATATTTATTTAAGGGTAAATATATGAAAAAAAATACATTAAAGGAAGCTACAGGTTCAGCAAATGCTGGTAAATTCAAAGTACCGATGGTATTAGTACCACAACCTTGGGAAAATGAACAACTTGGTCCTTTCACGGACAGGGTTTCCCCGTTTATTGATGCTCAATTAGAATATGAAGATTATGATGATGACTTCAAATTACCTTTAGAAGATACGTTGGAGAAAGAAATGAGAATGAGAAAACTCGCCAAAAGAATAGATTATCTTAAACAATTTTATCAGGGACAGAACGATGAAGAAGGTTCAGCCATGAATCCAACCTTAAATGGTGGTCCATTGGAAGATGTTTCATTCTTAAAAGAAGATTTGGCTGTTTGGTTCGGTACAAAAAAGAAACCAAAAGGAAGCAAACAACCGAAAGGACCATGGGTCAATATTTGTAGAAAAAAAGAAGGTGGTGGTCATCCTCCTTGTGGTAGACCTGAAGCGTCAGGAAAAGGTTACCCTAAATGTAGAGCTGCCGGTGTTGCGGCTAAAATGTCAGACTCTCAAAAAAGGGCGGCTTGTCAACAAAAAAGAAAGGCTGAAAAAAAAGACCCGAAAATAGGTACAGGAAACAAACCCACAATGACTTCATATAAGCCAAGAAAAGAGTCAATCAGAGATTTGATTCGAAATGTATTGAGAGAAAATATTAGTTAAGTTTGTTGAGTATATTCTGCAAAGAATGTTGAATATTATTAGTAATTTGTGATTCTAATTCTTCTCTTCTTCTTTCTAACTCCATATCAAACTGTTCAATAAGTCCACGATAGAGTTCTTCACTTTCAATATAAACGCTGTAACTATATACGTGATTAATTAGATTTATTGTTCTTCCTTGAATGACAATAAACATGTCGTAGTCCTCATTCCTTATAAATCTTTTGAATGATTTTGGGGCTAAAGTAAGATGGGAACTTTCATTAACAATAAGTTTTTTGCAGATATCTACAGAATATTGCTCTTCGTGAGTAATTGGTGGTCTAGGGTCAAATTTATCTTTAAGGGAAAGATATAATTTGAATAATAATTTAGGAATGTATCCAACAATTTTTTGTTCCATATATCAAAGATAATGGAAATTAAACAAATTAACAATAACTTCCTGAACAACGTTTTTTTCCGTCTGTACCGGGCATTTTTCCTTTACAAACTTGAACTGCATAACCATTTGCGTATGCGCTTGGATAAACTTTGAATTTAGCTTTAGCTGCGGCTTTACCGCGAGCACAAAGTTTGGAACCTGTTTTCTTTTTACCTTCATTCAAATCCTCATATTCAACGTACTGTTCCATTTTAGACTTCTCGTTCATAATGAAATCAAAAACCTGGTCCATATTAACTTTGGCTTCACTTACATGGTCATCAGCCCAGTCATGACCGTTCTGTAGAATAGAATCAATCATTCCTGAATCCATCGACAACAACATTTCACATTGTCTTTGAATTTGTTTTAGGTTCGAAAAAAACATGTAGTTTTCAGTCTCTTTTTGTTCTTTAACTATTTTTTGAACAAGGTTGTTCAATATAGTTTCGTTTAATTTGATAGTATTTCTCATTTTTTATTTACGATTTCAAAAGTTAATTCTCTTTTATAAGTATCCTTTTCTCCACTAGTGTTCACTTGAATGTCAACATAATATTGATTTGGAATTTTATCTCTCATGTCAAACATGAAATAATACTCATTTGGAGTTCTATTTATTTGAGTCCAATCTTGAACTTGTACTTCGGTTGTTCCCTCCTTGACATAAACTCTGTAGAATGCGGTTATTCCGTCCAAAGGTTGTTGTCCTGTATAGGCTTTTTTTATCGTGACTCCAACTTTTCTTATATCGGAGTTCAATATTTTTTCATTTTGTAATATTCCATAAAAGTCGAATCCAAATTTTTCAGGTTCACGTGAACTTACACCAATTTGAATTCCTGCTGAATATTCTTGTAAAATAAATTGATTAGTTATATTTGGAATCCCTTGGCCGTTTATTGTGAGACCACTCCAAACATCATAGAACATACAAGGAGTGGGTGAACCAGAAAATCCATTAGGAATTATAACCTCATAAACACCTCTTGTTCTTAAACAAGTGGAAAGTGCGGCCATTCCATTTACTGCAACACCATCTCTGTCTTCAATTCTTACAATAGGTGTTGTATCCAAATTAACAGCATCACCATTCTGATACACATAAAGATATAATTTGTTAGTTTGATTTCTCAAAAATCTATTCCTATCGTCTAAAATTAAATCGTCATAAGTTGTTTGTAAGAAAGGTTGATAGAAAGTTTGAGTGTATTTCGAAAAAAATGCAACACTATAGCTGTCCGTTAACCCTGTAATATTTTCGAGTTGTGGTACATATGCAACTCCCCATCCTGTAACGCCTGTAAGTGTACCATCTATAATTGAATTAATTTCATTTGTCATGTCCATCACAATGTCCTCATTTCCGTATTGGAAATGTTGAGTTGCGATTATTGTTAGACCTGAATAATTTACATCCCCTTCATTCCTATTATTGTACACCCCATTCTCTGACCAACCACTTATCGTTGTTGTTTGATACCAGTTTGAAGGTCTTGTTGAAAATGCTCTTGGGTCAACGTATGTCAATGGTGATTGACCTCCTTGACCACTATTTTTGGCTAAATTAAAATCATTATAATCATATCCAACGCCTTCGTCCCAATACTGCGGATTACCTGTCGAACCCGAATATTTTGGAATTCTGAAAAGAATTAAATCGAAAGATGTTGCTCTTCTCCTCGAGTTAGACATGAAAGTGTTCAAAAGTTCGTTGTCAAACGAAGATGTGTTTGTAAAGTTCAAAACATGGGTCATTCCTGTGGTACATCCTGTTGAAATAATTCCATTATTGATGTTTTCCAATAATAAATCTAAATCTAAATCGAAAAGTAATCTTGAGTAACCGAAGTTTGGAACGATATTATCTGACGCACCAAAATTCAATTCAATAACAGGGTTTCTAGCTGTATTAACATAAGAGTTAGAAACTATTGTATTGTTCTTATCAACATATGACCTTAAAATCGACATTTACTTTTTCTTATAAATATCAATTCAAACGAATATTGCTATTCAAGATTTTTTTAGCCGCGTTCTGCATTTCGTTAAGGATATCCGCAGTGCTTGTTCCTTCTTGAGTAATTTCTACAGGTGGTAGATTCGGGTATGCGTGAGTGTGTGTAATGAGGAATTTTACAATCAAATTAATCAATTCAATAAGTTCTTCACCTCTTACTAAACTTGAGGTGTTGGGAATAATTTCATTCGTAAAAGTTTCTGTTGGTATACCATAGAGTGAATCTGATAAAATAAATCTTCTTTTACCTGGGATGTCTGAATTGTGTGAAATCAAAAATAGTTTGTCTGCCGCAAGCGCTGAGTAAGTTGATGGAGTGCTGTTGTATTCAACTTGAGTTACCTTTTGTTTTTTTATGTCGAGAGGTTCTCCAACTTCATCTTTTTTCCATATTAATCCGTATCCGAATTCTTTTATTGATGGTTTCAACTTTATGCCTTTGTAGATGTCGGTTGCATTTTTTATGGCTTTTTCTGAAAATTTTTGATTTGTTCTTGGGTTTAATACCGAGTACATGAAGAAGTTTGGTCTGTAGTATATTGGAAATTTGTCTGCATTTCCTGTATTCGGGTCAGTAGATTGAAATACGGGTTTTCCTGTCCTTGTGGTGTCAGAAGAATTCATTCTACTTATGAAAGCGTTTATAAAATCAATTGTTTCTGTTTTATTAAGTCCAATGAAAGATTCTGCAACAACTAATTTTTTCAAAACCCCTGGTATAACAGAACCTGCTGAAATATTTCCTGAAGTTGTTTGTTTGTCAGGTTTCAGTTGATAAAGATAAACGGCACCTGTAAATTTGTTGGAAACAGTCCCGTCAGGGTCAATTATTTCATTTTCTGGATTTATAATGACGTACTCAATCAAATATTTTACAAGTAAATTTGATTTTGTAATCTTTCTTAAAAATTTAGGTTCTTTTTCTACAAGAGTGCTGTCAAATCTTGTAATTTGTAAAAAACCCCTTTTATTGTTTGCTTGTGGAATTTGGTTTGGTTCCAGAGTAGGAGATGTAAATTTACCGGCCCTTAAAAGAACTTCATCTTTTTTTATAATCAAATCAGCACTGTTTCTGCCAAGAACCGCAACATCATCTGGTTCAGGAAAAACACCTCTATGTTGTCCTTTTTCTGTGTAACTTCCATCTTTATTTCTTAATGGCTTCGGTTCTTGAATTTGAAAACCTGTACCTGTAAATTTATTGGCACCCTCAAAATATTGGTAGAATGATGATGTTGGTGAATAAAAATTACTTTGTATATAATATTGGTTTATGTAAGGATGACCATTCTCATCCGGTAATGTTGTATATATAACTTGTACTAATTCTCCTTGTTTTGGTACTTGATATACGAAATAAGGTAGTAAAGGTGTAAAAATAAAAGGGTCCCTTTTGCTCCAAGCATCAGTTTGTTCGTCCCATTTGGGGTCGTTGAAAGATTTAATAATATCTTGATAGTTGTCAATCAACAAGGTACCTCGAACTCTTCCAAGCATGAGAGGGTCTTGGTTATCCAATATTAAACACTGATATAAAATATTCTGACTCATTGTCCTCTAGATTGAAATTCTTTCAAAATGTTATTATATAAAGATTCTACTTCATCCAAATAAATTGTCTGTTGTATAATACTTTCCTTTATGATTTCGAAATCAGTGGATAATTTATCCATTGAACTTATAAGAGTTGTGTTCGGTAAATTCTTTAAGTCCGTCTGTTGACTTTTGATTTCTTCGAATTCTTGTTTTGTCATTTTATCTTGGCATATTTGGTATACTTATTTTTCCGATTGTTGGAATTCCAACTTCTATATCGGAAACACCATTTTTGGACATCTCTTCATCTGAACCGTTCGTTATTGCATCAATAAGTTGATTCATCAAATTAGGTGAACCATCAGGTAAAGGACCTGTTGGTATTCCTAGAAATTGTAAATTTCTTATTACGTTTATTGTCGCTCTGTCTGCGGAATATCCTGGTAAAAATTCAGACATTAAGAGAAGAGAAAAAGGTATTTTCTGTCTGATAATTGGTAACCCATTAATCAATCTCAAAATCTGTTGTATATCATCAATAAGACTTCTACAATTTCTGTAGTTTTGTCTTAATTGAGCTAGAATTGTTAGGAATTGCGATAACCTAGTGATAGAACGTACATACTTCTTATATTTTCCTTTCGCAACTTCACCAACAATTATAGATATTAAATTTATTAAATCTTTCTTAATTAAATCAAAAAGCGTTTTAAGAAATATTTCTCCAACTCTCGCAACTACTTCAAAATTAAAACTTCTAAATTTATTCAAAAAATCTACCTGATTGTTGATTACATTTGAGGCTTGATTGTTGATTGTGTTTGCTGAAGTTATTGCTGAATTTGCACTTGCAATAAATGTGTTTGCCGAAGTTATGAATTGATTTGCCGTATAAGTTGCGCCTGACTGAACTACCGATAACATAGTGAGTATGGGTAACATAACTTTCGGTGTTAAAAATGCGGCAACAACAGCTAGAGGAAGTTGTTTAATCACATTTTTATTAAAACTCACCGCAGCGTTAAAATTTGCAGGAATCGTCGCTTGCCATGCTGGATTTTCATAAATGGAATCCAAAATTTTTCCCATTTCATTAACCTGTTGTTCTGTGGTCATTCCGTCAACTTTATCACGGAAATCGTCAAGTTGTTGAGCTAAAAGGTCTGCGTCTACAGGTAATTTAACATTTTCGCAATCAGTAAACTCCATTACACCATTCTGTATGTTTGAAACCTGTATATCTATATTACGTAAATCTACCTCATTGAATTCGAAAAATGATTCATCAACACCATCTAGTTCTCCAATTTTAGCTATACCACTTACATCGATTTCATTTCTGTTATCGGAACATAAACCCAAAATCCTTTGTATTAATAATTCGAATTTAGATTGATTTGTTATGTCTTCGTTCCCTAAACCAGCCTTAAAACTTAAACCTCCACTTAAAACGTTAACGAGTTGTCTAGTTATATCTACTGAATCAACTAAATTTATTGTTGCATAATAATCCTTGATAAATTGACCAACCTTATTTGCTGTACTTCCTGTAACAGTACCATCAGGGCTTTTTCTATCTAATAAAATTATTCTCATGTAATCACCAGGAATATTAAAACTATTATTTTTTGTGTATTGAAAATCAAATAGTTCTTGACCTGTGATACCTTGATAATATTTACCATACTCTTGTTTGAATGACCTATCAACATTTCTTGATTCCATTCTGAAATAAAATTCTTTGTTCATAGGGTATCCACTGAATCCACCGTAGGGTCTAAATATGGGATTTACAGAAGGGTTTGGTTTTTCATAGTATGATTTACCAAGAATATTGTAAGGGCTTGTTTTTAAACTACCAAAAAAATCTAAACTCGTCATTGGGAGATAAATCCCCTCTTGTTGAGGAAGGGCGTTAATTGACCCAACTTGGTCTAATTGAGAAGATGATACCCCTTTGAAAGTTTGTTCTTGTGAACACCCAATTGCTTTAATTGATTCCTCTTCTATAATTTCTAAAACTTGTGGACCTATTTTAGTTGCGGTTTCTAAACATTTTTGTCTTAAAAATCTAACAGTTTGTGACCCATTACCGTTAATCTGGCCGAAAAGATTCAAAAGATTATCTGTAGATGTTGGTATGGTTTTTTGAAATCTTTTCTGTTGTTCAGATATTTTATTCAGCTGTTCGGAAACTTTTGCGGCAGACTGTGCAGCAGAATTTGCGCTTTTTTTCCTCAATCTTTTTTTGTCTACAATCAGTTCCCTATAAGTCTTGAGGGCATCAACCTCGCCTGATATATTTTTCCACCCTTGAGTAACATCAACATTTTGCATCTCTACTTCATTTTATAGGTTTCCTCATCATTGGAAACATCTTTCTCAATTAGATTCTGAAGTAAATCATCATCCAAGTCAGAAAGTGTAAACGACTCTGTACTTTGGTTTGATTTTTCCCAAATGGATGATTGTAGTTTGGAAAGTGTTAACTTTTTTTCGACACAGTCGTTGATTATTTTTTGTTGCTTTTCAATTACCGGACCAATAGTTTGCATATCCTCTGGGTCTTTCATAAAGGTTAACATTTTATTTTGTATCCTTATAGCGGTATTTCGTTGTTCAACTAGTTCATTATAGATTTCCTGCATCAATGATAACATTGATTCTTTAGTTAAATTAATCTCTTTTTTTTGTGGTCTAGGCATGTCTATAAATAGTTTATCTTAATTTTTTAAACGACCCTGTATTACAATGTAGAGTTTTTTGAACTTCTTTATTGAACCTCTTATTTCCTTGGTACTCAAATTTGTCATCTCCCTTAAAGAGAGTAAGATTACGTTTTTGTTGAATTTGTTATTTTCTGCTCCTGAAAAGATGGTCTCATAATTCTCAAATAAATCAACTAATGCGTAACCCAATTTTTTTTCATTGTCGTTTAAAGACTCATTATCAATGAAAGCTTTAAGTTCATTCAAATATTCATTTATAACTAAATCACTTTCTACAATGTCTTCATCAATTCGATAACTCATATCTGGTCTCTCTTCAATACTCGAAGAGATGTCTTCATACGAAACCTTTCTGTTAATTTCTTTTTGGTCTTTTATAATTTGACCCATCAAATAATTCTTACAGATTGTTCCAAAATACGAATACGCTTTCTTATTTTTCGAAGGTTTAAACTTATCAACCTTCGTCATAAGAAAGGAATGAGTATCAATATGGATTTCCTCAAAATCCATATCTTTCCTGTATAGTTTGTAACGTCTGATGATTGAAGAAATCATCTTATCAAGAGGAGCCCTCAAGAACTCGTTGTAAATTTTATTTTTTTCTTCTGCCGTATCGGCAATTAGAAATTTTCTTACAGCGGTTTCTTCTCTTACATCGAAATAGTTTTCTTTAACAGCTTTTCTACCTCTTTTTTTTGACGAAACATCTTCTGTAACTGCAGAGAGTGTTTCTGACATTATACATTTTGTGGTTCATATTTTATGACTCTGTCGTCAGTGAAGAAATATTCTTTCTTTGCTGTCTGAACCCAAAATTTAACTTCATCTTCCAACATTTTATCTTCAGCAAACTTATAATTCCAAAATAAAGAACCTTCACGAAGGTTGGTGTGCTTATATCCTAGTTTAGGAATCGTCATAATCGAAGTTGAATTATAGGTGAGTCTGAGTAAAAATTCGTAGACAAATGTCAGTTTGATAGATGGTTTGAACCCTCCAAAATCTTCTATTAGTTGTTTTTTGAATACAGAGCCAGCGGTCTGAAAATTTTGATAATCTTGTAATGTTTCGTTTGTTAAATAACTCATTTCCTGTGCGAAATTCGCGGCGAATGTTGCTTCATTTGTAAATCCTGCAAACTGACCTTTTTCATCTGTATCTACAACTACAGGTAAGAACATTTGAACATCTGGATAAACTTCCGTATACTCTAAAACATTTTTAAACCAAATGTTAGAATATTCATCGTCAAACTCAAATAATGAAACCCAAGAGTTCCTTGATTGGGAGATACCATAGTTTACCTGTTCAGCGAAGTTTGGTGATTTATCCCAAACAAGTTTTGTAACTGAAAGTTCTCCAAAATCATAAACTTCCAAAAGTTTTACCAAGGTTTCTTCTTGTGTGTGTACGATAACTAATTCATCAATACTCACTTTTTGATTCTTAAGAGAATCAATTGCTTTTTTAAAATATTCATCAAAATCTTTAGCCAAAGCTGATTTGATTGGTAATATTACTGATACGTTGAATTTGTTGCTCATATTATTCTTCTGTTTTTGAAATTTGTTGTTCTAAAGTGTCTGCTCTGTAAGTCAGATATCCTTCGAATATTTGAATTATTTTAGATTCAAATGATTGTTTATCACTGTATTTCTGTGCGGTTTTTTCCATTCCTTCGTAAACTTCAGGTTTGATGTTATCCTCCAACCAATTTTGTGCAAAATCTGCTATGTAATCTGACATCAAAGTTAAATCATCAACCCAAATACCGTTGGATTCGTTCATCCACTCTGGTTGTAAATTTGGTACAATTCCAATACAAGGAACACCACAGGACATAGACTCTAAAGGGAATGTTCCAAATCCGCTTTTATTATCAATCCATACACTCAAGAAACATTCTTTAAGTGATTTTGCAAATTCCTTTTCAGACAAACCTCTCATATCTCTGAAAGTAAACCATCTGTATTGAGGGAATTTTAGGTAGAATGTTTTAATTAAATTAATCGCATCATCTTGGTCTTTTGTGTGTACCGCAATGATTGGCATTGGCGGGACTTTTCTTTTCGAAAAACTCTCACTCACAATTGGTTCGATTATGTCATATGAAATATTTCTGAAAACTTTCTCGATATATTCTTTTTGAGTATGTGAAGTTGTAATACATTTGAAAAATCCAAATTGATTCCAAGTTTGACCAGGTTGTAAAGTTTCCAACATATGAGCATATTGTTGTACAAGAACAATTTTAGCACAAGGAAGTTGTTTAACTTGGTCCATTACAAATCCAAATATTTCAGGAAGTATCAAAAAATCTTCGGGTGCGATTTCTAAATTTTGTCCCTCGATTGGCTTATGTTCCAATTGTTCCATATATTCGCTGCCAAGCCAATTAGCTACACCAGTATAATCTTTTTTCTCATGAAGCATTATTGAATTGAACCCCGCTTTTTTTAGAGTTAGCGCCATTTGATAGATATATCTTATTGATGCTTTGGCGTTTCCTTTAGTGTCTTGAATGAAGAAGTAGAGTCTTGCTTTTTTTTCTCTCAAATTTTTAATTGACAAAAGGACTCTTTCTTTGTTAACATTTCCCATATTAATAGTGATTGATAAGTTTTTTATTTAATAAAGTATTAAAAGCTAATCTAAAAGGAACAGATACGTTGGTATTTTTTTTCATACCAAGTTGTTCATCTACAGATTCCTGTTCGGTCAGAATAGTCTCAAGTAACATTTTAACAAGTTCAAATTTTATGATATTGATTCTCATTTCTGTTGTTCCCGAAGTTGAAGTTTCTAAATCGTCCATATCCAAAAATTTTTCAATTTCATCTAAATCAACAAAATAATTTTCTCCTAAAACATTAATCATAATATTTCTTTAATTTTATTTTTCAATTCCTTAAACGAAGAAATTGAATGTTTAGTTTTGATGTCTTTGTTATATGTTGTTTCAAATTTTATAACAACTACATCTTCGGGGTAACTTAATAATAGGTTAGGATTTGCTGTAAGTAAAATATCAACCGAGTTCCAAAGTGAATTAATAGTTACCTCACTGTAAAATTTTACCTGTTCTACCAAGCATCCAAATTTGGAAATAAAAAATAAAGAAGCCGGTTTTGATTTACCGATTTCGTCAGAAACAATTAATATTTCATGTTCGTCTCTAAATTCAGTGTAGAACTCATTGAAATCCATCATGGAAGAGATTTCAACAGAACCAGAGTGTCCAAATATTTCCATAGTATGTTCCTTATACAAAAAATTATAAAGTTCATCCTCGTCTTTGAAAACCAAATGTTTGGTGATTTCTAAAGTATCCAAAGTAGATAGAACCTTGTATTCGAAATCCGTCTCTTCCTTGAAAGGATTGTCGATATACCACTTCTCATATTCTTGTTGTATTTTTTTTAAGGTGTCCCTTAAAACCCCATTCAACTCTATACCTATTCTCATTCTTCGTATCTTTCTAAAAGTTTACTTATAAGAGGATTTCTAACGATATCAGTCGGTTTGAATTCAAATGTACCTACATCTTGTAAATTCTTGAATCTATTAAGAGCATCCCACAAACCTGTTTGTGTTTTATCCTTGTGTCTATCAAATTGTTCCAAATCGCCTGAAATAAAAAATTTAGAGTTGAATCCAATTCTAGTTAACAATAGTTTCATTTGATTAGGAGTTGCGTTTTGAGCTTCCTCAAAAATTAAAATTGAATTATCGATGTTCATACCTCTCATATATGCAAGAGCGAAAACTTCAATAGCCTCAATCTCTTTTAGTTTTTCTCTAACTTCTTTTCCAACTATTTTGTTCAATAGATAATAGGACGGAAAAATATATGGGTCCAATTTTTCTTCCACATTACCTGGAAGTGAACCCAATTTCTCTTCAGCCTCAACTGCCGGTCTTACAATTATTATTTTCTCAAATGGGCTTTCAGGGTCCGCTAAAAGGTCAATTGCACATTTCATTGCAACATAACTTTTACCAACACCTGCTGGACCACAACAAATTGTTATTTGATTTTTCGTGAGACTTTCGTAATAAAATTTTTGACTTTCAGATAAAAATTTTTCTTTGGTTTTTCTTTTGAGTATTGTGTTTATTAATTGTTTTTTTGTTTTGATTACCTCACCATTTGATGTTGGTGTTGGTAATGGGGATTTTTTTGTTTTAGCCATTTTTTAGAAGTTCACGTTTATCATGAGGTTCACCTAACTTTCTTCTGTAGATTGTAATTCCACCATCTGGACTTTCAAAAATATAAGGTTCGTTAGTTTCCTCTTCCGTTTTTGTTTTATAGTCTTGATAACTCTTTTGTTCTCTTAACTCCGATTGTGAAATTTCGTTTATTTTATTTTTCAATTCGAATCTTTTATCATTGGTGAAATAAACTTTTCTAGCCAATGAAATAAAATGTTCCTCGAAATAATTCATTTTTTCATATTCACGTAATTTGTCCTCTACATCCCATAGAGAAGAATTTACCTCAACCAACTCGTGATAAAGGTTTTCGATTTCCATGTTATTCAAAAATTCTGCGGATAAATTGTATAGTAATTCGAATTCATTATTTATGTACGATAACTTTTTTTCGTCATCGATTTTATTTCTTTTTACTTGTAGGATTGATAATTTATCTATCAATTCTCCTACACTTACAGGGGTTTGAATCATATTAATTTTTTTTACAAATGAATGTTAATTTATAATCTGTTTCCTTTGCAATTTCGTTTTGATTATAGTAAGGTATTAATTTGATATCTTTGAATCCAATTGATTTAAGTATATCAATAAAAACATCAGGAGTCCACAACTTTTGTTCGATTCGGTAATCAAACTCATCGACCAATTCCGATTCAAAGTAAACTTTAATATTAGTGTCCATTACAGAAATTGAGTCAATCAAATTTGTTTCTGTAATTGTTTTTGAAATTATTGTATGAAAATCGTGTGTAATCGTTTTGGTGTTTTCAATTTTTGGTTTATCTATTCTACAAGCAGTACCATTCCAACAATCGAAAATGAACACACCATTTTCGTTCAGAAGTTCGAAAACTTTAGAAAAAAATGAATTCAATTCACCCAAAGAATTAATGTGATTTACAACATAAAACATCGAGATAATTGTATTGAATCGATTTTGCAAACTTATGTTTTCCAGTGGACCACAATACGTGTCAACATTTTTGATGTTGAAGTATTTCAATTTATTCTCCCCAATCTTTAACATAGGTTCTGATAAATCAACCCCCAAAACTTTTTCAAATTTTTTCGAAAGCACTATGCTGTGTGTCAAGGTACCACACCCAATGTCCAATAGTCTTTGAAAATTAGAAGTCCTTGATAATATTAGGTCACACTCCTCATTATAGTTTTTACTAGAATGTAAAGTGTCGTAATACGAAGCAAATTTTTCTGTGTACATAATTAAACATTTGAATATGGGTTGGGCATTCTTATACACTTTATACCTTCAACCAACTCATTGATTCCTTCTTCAATAGAAATGGTTGTTTCATATCCCAATTTATTAATTTTGTCATATGATACTACATAGTCCCTTTTATCGGCATCTTGCCCGATATCTGCTAAATGTAGGTAATAATCTATTTTATTTCTTATTAAATCACAAACGTCTCTTTTACTATAATTCATTTTGTTACTACCTACGTTATATACCTCACCTGACATTGACTTTTCATTTTCTATTGCAAAAACAAAAGAGCGAGCAATGTCTTTAACGTGTATGAACGTTCTCATAAAATGTGATTCATATACAACAATATATTTTTGATTAACAGCTTTGTTTACAAAGTCATTGATTAATAAATCAAGACGCAATCTCGGCGATAATCCAAAAGCAGTTGCGAATCTGTAAGCGGTTGAGTTACAATTGTCAATCATGTATCTTTCCGCTTCTGTTTTTGTCTCTCCATATAAACTCAAAGGATTTAATGGAGTTTCTTCTGTACAAACACCTGATTTCACTGCACCGTAATTACTTCCCGTTGAACCAAACAAAACGTATTGGTGAGGTTTGATTAAATCCACAAGTCTTACGGTTGCTTCCAAATTAACCTCTTTTGTAAGTTCAGGATTTTTTTGACATGCAGGGTAACCAACAATCGCAGCTAAATGAATAATCACATCTTTGTCAATCAAATGTCTTTTTAAACTATGTGTGTCCCTAACGTCCCCATCAATAAATTTGAAATTTTTGTTCATAAAACATGGAAACAAACTGTTACCACCAAACATCAAACTGTCAAAAACTGTAACATCATAACCTTTTTCAAGTAATAGTGGTACAAGGACACTACCAATATATCCAGCGCCACCTGTGACTAAAATTTTTTTCATAGAAAATCTGCATTTACATCTCTTTCCGAAAGTATCGGATTGTTTATCGGCCAAAAAGCATTAATCTTTGGGTCATCCCATCTTATTGTGAATTGTTTCCCTTGTCCTTCGTAAAGCGTTGATTGTTTGTAATGGAACATGGCTATATCGGACATAACCAAGTGAGCATTTCCAAACATAGGAGGTATCAATATTTGCAATCTATTTTTATCGTTAAGTGTGAAAGCTTCCCATTTCAAATATGTTGGGCTATCAGGTCTCATATCCACGATTATCTGATATAAATGACCATGAAGACAAGAAATAAGTTTCCAAGTTCTTTCATCACCATGAAAGCCTCTCAAGGTGTGTTTCCAAGAAACACTTATATCATCTTGTTTCCAATCAATTCCTTTACCGTCAGGGGAAAGAACCTTGTAATTTTCTACATTCCATGTTTCGGTATACTCACCTCTGAAATCTCTATGTATGGGAGGTTCAATTATGGCAACATCTTTTCCGAAAACTTTACTGTAAGTGTATTTCATATTTTGTTTTTTAAATAAATTGTAAAACTTGGGTCGATAGGTTTATGACTATGAACTGTTTCAAGACCACACATGTCTGCCAATCTTTTCATTGTATCAATTGAAAAATAATATAGGTGGTCGCCATCAACGGTGATTTGTTTCCAATCAGATTTTAATTTTTTATGAGTTTCGGATTCGATATCGTGAGTACCAATTACAATGATACCATCATCTGAAAGTCTTTTTTTACATTCGTGTAAAAAATTGATTGGATTATCTAAATGTTCTATTACATTGAATGAGGTAATTACATCAAACTTTTCGTCTTTGTAATTTTCTAAATCTGTTAGGTATAGTTTTATACCTTCATAAAGTTTTTTTCCTTCTACAATACATGGACTATTAACTTCTATCCCAACAGAATCATACCCCTTTTTATTTGCTTCATTTACAAGAAATCCCATTGAACAACCTACATCCAATAATCTTCCTTCGGATTTGAATTCTTTAATAAAATCTAATCTTTCACGACTAATAAATTCAAATTCTTCAATTCTGTCAAAAATACTTTTTTCACCTTGATTGAGTTGGTAACTTGTCCAATAATCATTTTCATATGCCTCGAGAACATTTTCTCTTGTTTCCAAGGACGAATAAATAAATCCACATTCACATTTCACAATTTTGTTATCAAACTTCTCGAAATAATAAATCGTTTCATTATTTACGCTTCCACATAATAAACATTTTTTCATTTTAGAAATTTGTTAATTTTTTCACAGATATATTTGATGTCTTTAGTTTGGATACTTACAAAGCTTGGAAGACAAACACCTTCATTGTACAATCTTTCAGAAACTTCCAAAGTTGGCTTTTTCTTTAAGAATGAAAAAATTGATTTCTTTTCTTTGTAACATGGTTGTAAATGAAGTGGATAAAAAAACGTTCGTGTTTCAATCCCACTTTCTCTCATAAATTCCATAAGTTTGTCTGACCCACCAGGTACTGTAATACAAACTCTGAAAGGAATATGATTTGATTGTACAGGTGGTTCAATAACTCTAATTGAAGGGTCTAGATATTTTTTATAAGTTTGAAGTATTTTTTCTTTTTTCTTAACAATCTCATCAAATTTTTCTAATTGTGCAAGACCAACAGCACATTGTAAATCCGTCATTCTGAAATTATACCCCATTTCAGGATGTATGAAACTTCCTCTATCTATTCTTCCTTGATTTCTTAAGTATAAAAGTTTTTTATAGATTTCTTCATTATCAGTAACAACTAAACCACCTTCTCCCGTTGTCAAAGTTTTATCGGCAAAGAATGAAAAACTACTCACATCTCCAAATGTTCCGGTATGCTTTCCGTTCCAAGTGATACCAATTGCTTGTGCTGCATCTTCTATCACTTTTAGTTTTTTTCTGGTGGCTAATTCCATTACCTCATCCATGTTACATGCCATACCATAAATGTGGACAGGCATGATTGCTTTTGTTTTTCTTGTTACTAACTTCTCACATTTTTCAATATCGAGATGCAAGTCATCTTTGACATCACAGAAAATAGGTTTTGCTCCTACCATCTCTATGGAATTGGCGGATGCTATAAAAGTAAAATTAGGTACGATAACTTCGTCACCAGGACCGATACCCGCAGCTCTCAAAGCTAAATAAAGTGAAAGGGTTCCGTTAGGTGCTAAAACACCATACTTTGCACCAATCATACTCAAAAGCTTTTCTACGAAAAGTTTGGAAAGTGGTCCTTCAGTAATCCAATTTTTATCAAAACAAGACTTAATTGCTTCGTATTCTTTGTTGTCTAAATAGGGTTGAAATTGTGGGATTTTAAAACTCATAAATGGGTATTTTGTAAATTATAGATTAGTTATATGGGAAAATAAATTATTGTTTGAGGAAAACTTCCAAGTCTTCAGGTGTACCAAGTCCCCACATTTTTTCTATCTCGAATATTCTTATCTTACTACCACCTTCAATTGCTTCGTTAAAAACAGGACAAACGTAAAATTCGTTGTTGACTCTTTTATTTTTTTCTATCATTTGCTCTGCGTACTTCACATAGTCAGAACCACGTTTCCAATAATAAACACCAACCGTCGCTATATCCGAAATTGGATTTTTTTCGGCAACTTCAGTGACAAAACCTAAATCATCAATTTTCGCGAATGACCATTTAGGGTGGGTTGACCTAAAAGTTACAATTCCTCCGTCAGCCCCTGTCTCATTCATTTTGTAGAGAAACTCATTAGAATCCCAATCAATGAATTGGTCGGAGTTTGCCATAACCAAAGGTTGGTCATTATTTATAATTTCCTTTGCTAGTAATGTTGTACAGGCCGCACCCTCTGTCAAACCATCTACCTCAACGATTTTGCAATTCGGTGAAATAAGATTGAGCAAGGTATCAAGGTTATATTTTTCTCTGTGGGTCTTTTGAACAATGTAGATGAAATTCGCTTCTATATTAAGATTGTCAGTCACTACTTTAATCATTGGCTCACCTTTCACGTCTATAAGAGGTTTTGGAAATGTGTAACCAGCTTTCTCGAATCTTGAACCTGCCCCTGCCATTGGTATTAATACGTTGAGGTTTTTGTCGGACCATTTTGGTTTTTTCATATTTTTATTTTCTTTAAGTTTATTTTCAATTTTATTGAGTGTTAAGTCTGATGTATTAGAAACTCTCAAAACTTCGGCGTGACTCCTTTCACCCGCAAGTAACCCAACAGGTGAGTCTTCAACTATTAAAGTTTCATCAGGTAGAACACCAATTGAACTCATTGCTTTCCAATATATTTCAGGGTGAGGTTTACTATTTTTTACATCTTCATTAGATAAAATCAAATCCATAAATTCAATCAAACCAATTTTCGATAACATAACTAAAACCGACCTACGAATTGAATTCGAACAACATGCCAACTGAAAACCTTTTTTTCTTAAACTTTTCATTAGGTCAATAAGTCTTTCATCTTTCTCTAATTTAGAAATTGCTTCTATTGTTAATTCTTGTTTTTTTCTCCAAATTCTTTCGTGTTCAGATGTTGGTAATCCTTTTTTTCTTGACAACATTTCTAATTTCTGATTTGTTTTTAAACCATCATAAATTGAATGATGTTCAGACTCGGATATTATGTAATCGATTGAGACTTCCGAAAGCGCTTGATTAAGAGTCTCGAAATGAATTTGTTTGGCTTCAACAAGGACTCCATCCAAATCAAATATTATTAATTTAATCATTTGTAGTTTTTGATGAAATCGGAACAAACTCCTTTACACCCATCAACATTCTGATTGTTAATTTCAGGTAATACAGATATTGTACCTGGTTTATTTTCTTTTGTGGGGTAAGCCCAAATATAATTTTTCGAGGTAAGTGTAAACTCATCATTTTCGTGCCAAAAATAATGAATGGCGTATTTTTTCATTTCCACCAAAGCTTCAATATTTTTTGCGTGACACCAAAATTTTTCGTTCATCAAAAATTTATAATCCGTTTTATATTGTGGAGAATCGTGGCCTAACCAAAATTCACCATCAACAAACCAAACATCAATTTCAACATCAAATCCCATAGACAATGCTTCCATTATATAGGATATTGAGTTTTCTCTTTCTTCTTTTTTTCCATTCAAATTACCTCTATGTGAAATCAAAATCATAATTAAATTTTTGACGGTATGTTTATGTCACTTACAGGTCTTCCCCATGGATTTCCTCGTTGGTTCAATCTTCTTAATAAACCCCAAGTTTCATACTCGATTCCATAACCATAAAGCATATCTTTAAGTCCCATTTCTTCAATCCTGTACCTCCAATGGATATGTCCTGATTGTAGATTAACTTCCGACATTCCGTGAGATTTAATAAATTTCAAATAATCACTATCTAATTTATACCAATCATTAAGTCTGTCGTATATCAAACTCAAATTTTTCATATTTTTCCAACCCGACACAAACCATGCATCATTAAATCCCCAACCCTCGTGGTTATGATGCCAATGAGAAAGATAAAATTTCTGCGGGTCCAAAAGTGTGAAATCAAATTTTTCATAAAAAATACAATCGAATCTCATGACCATTACAAAGTCATAAGAATCGTCAATTAACTCCATTGCCTTTTTTAATGAGTAAAATCTTGAATAATTGTTATTAAGATAGTCTTTTGTGTTCCAACCCCCGTCAGGTACAAAATTGTAATGTTTGTAAGGATGGTCGAAAACAATTTGTTTTTCCAAAATGTAATTTTTTGGTTTTACCAAATTGATTAATTTTTCTGATTCAAATGAATCGTCATCCCACCCGTGAAGAAAAATATCTGTATTTTCGGTAATTACATTTTTTTTCAAAAACTCGAATGGAACCTCAAATCCTTGGACTTCTCCCCTATTGTTGGAACCAGTGAATTTACCGTGTAAACATATTGCTATTTTCATTTATTTTTGATTTTTTCTACAGTTGATTTGGCGGATATAATATTGTCTTCAATAGAACAGTAAGTCCATTGTCCATACCTGCCTATGGAATAAATGTTTTCGTTTTCTAATCCTTGTAATTTTTTTTCTGAATCCTTTATTGATTCTGAAGTGAGATGTACGTAAGCAGGATTCATTATGATACTATGCCATGAGATTAATTCATGTTCATCAATCAAGTTGAGTTTTTTCAAGTCAGTTAGAACTCGTTCAAGGTATAATTTCCTATCAACAATCTCATTTGTTTTGAGTCCTATTTCCACATACATACTACATCTGTCATCACCGAGAATGTTGTTATAAAATCCCACTCTATAAAAACAAATTTCATTCGATGGTATATAAATCCAATGATATGGATTATTAGATGGTAAATTAAACCCTAAATTAAAAACCAATACTTTATTAGAACTATAGATTTCAGGGTCGTAATTAGACTCGGAAAGGGTTAGAAATCTATCTAAAGGAAGAGAAGTTATCAAATATTCATAATTGTATAAACCTTTATCAGTTTCAACAACTTTAGACCTCCTGTCAATCCTTATAACGCTTTCATTTTTGTAGATTTTGTTTTTATCTACATTTTCTAAAAGTGAATTTACATATGTTATTGCGCCCGTTTTGGGGTAATAAAACTTATTATTATATGAAGTATCTTTTTTATTTTTTAGTGAATCTATAATTTCATCTAAACTTACTTTTGGAAAGAACCTTCCCATTGCATTTATATCCAAATCAGATAGTTCACAAGCATAAAGTTTTTCATTATACGGTTTTACAAATTTGTTTGTAATTCCTTCTCCCAAATTTTGATAAACCCATTCCAAAAAATTCTTCGGGTCAGATTCATTTTTTTTATTATAAAAATCGTAGAGACATTCTATAAATTCTTCTTTGTCCAAATCACCAATGTTTTTTTGAAAAGGGAAATTTATAAATTTGTCTTTGTAAATTATTGAACTTTTTTTGTCTATTTGTAAAACAATATTTGGGTCTATATTTTTGAAAATAAGATTTTTAATTTCTTCATTTTTGAAATGAAAAAAATGTCCACTAAAATCCCACGTGAATCCGTCTTGAAAAACCGTTCTACAATATCCTCCGAGCTCTTCTTCTTTTTCTAATATTAGGTAATCCTCTTCTTTACCCAAAAAAACGGCAGTTGATATTCCGCTTATACCTCCACCTAAAATAAGATATTTTACATTTTTCATTCACCAAAAATAACTTTTTCCCAATCACCACCTGGTACTTCGTAATACCATTTGTTTTCCATGATTGGTTCGAAGTTTGTTACTCGGTCAGTTGGATTTTTCAACAAAGACATTTGTTCTACATCTTCTTTTCTCAAACCTCTTGTGTTTATTACATTGGGCCAAGCAGCATTACTTAAAAGTTCCAATTTTTTTATTGCCCATCTGTCGAAAGTGCCCACAACAAGATAACCATCTCCGTCTGCTAAAGACATACTACCGGTAACCTCCCAATCCCAAGGAGACCAATCTCTTCTTATGTTTTTAAGAAACCATTCTCTATTCCAAATTGAAAATGCACCAGCATTTTGATATAAATTAACCCATCTTCCGGAATCAACTAATTTATGAAACTTGATTCCATTTTTTTCCATGTAAGGTTCAACTAAATGTTGGGGTCTGGCATATTGTAAAGAACATTGTAAATCAATTCTTCCTATTCCGTCATTCATAATTTCTAAACAAGCACGAAATACTTCTTCGTCTACAGGTCTTGATATCATGAAATCGTCAATTCCAAATATAAAATATTTGTCATCAATGTTTGAGAAATAATCAATAAGGTAATTACTCCATCCCTTTGCTCCACCAACTTGTTCAGTTCCTAATGAAACAAATTCAAAATTCTCTTCCAACTTAAAATCGGGAGGATTGAATCCAAGAATTTTTACCTTGATGTGTTTTCCCCAATACTTGTTAAAAAAATATTGGAAATATTTTATAACAAAAATATTTGCATCACAAGTCGTTATATGTACTGTAGGATTAACCACGGTCAATTACACTTTTAATTGTAGGCCAAAAATTGAATTTATTAAGAATCAAATTACGAGCTTCTGTAAGTGCTGGTAATCTTTTATCATAATCATCATTCGAAATAATTTCCATGATTCTATCGATTTCGGTGTCTTTTCTTGCGTCAAACTGAATGAACGAACCTTCGGGAAAATATTTTCTCAAATCTGTTCCACACCAAAAAATAGGAACAGTCCAAGCTAATAATGTATCAGTAAATTGAGTTCCGAAGAAGTCATCAATAAAATCTTGGTTATCGAATCCAAGAGAATATTTGTAATTTCTTAAAGCTTTAATTTTGTCATTATTTGGTATTTCTGAATTTCTAAAACTTATAGAACCATATAAATCAAAGTGATACTTGTTCAGAAATTTTCTTGTAAAATCTTTTCTCAATTGATGTCCCTCATTCATTGTCTTATCTGAAAGAATACAACAGAGTTCTTTTGTTTTTTCGTATGGTTGTTCTTTTATTAAATCATCATAGGTTAAACTTACACCACCATACCCTTGTGCGGATGCAGATACATTTGTACCATACCACCACCTTGTAGGTAAATAACCTGTACCATCCCAGAAACTGAATCTATTATATTCAGTTGATGGATATTCATTTTTTAAATGGGTAGATAAAGCTTCTCTATTAAAATAGAGTCTTTTTTTTGGTTCGAATTTTCTCAACACTCCTTCATCTCTACATTCATCTTGGATTACCAAAAATTCTGCCTCATCAACATTGGTAGTTGCTTCAATATCTTCCCACACCCCAGAATTGTTAGGGGTTTGAAATCTATAATCTTCTAAAACATCCTTACTATACGCCCATGGTGTTGGGGCAAAATAGAATTTTCTCATATTACAGTTTGGATAAGGTTTATATCATTTACGTCTTTTGGTTCATTTCTTTTCATTTTCATTCTCATGATTACATCGAGCGATGCAAATTTTACCCCCATAGAATAAAAATGTAAGTCTGGATTTAATATGATTTCGTCATAATGAGGTTGGTAAAAATCTTTACCATAGTCGTTATGACTATGAATTAAATCTTGGTCATCAACTATTTTTGTTGGATTAATGTGAATATAATCCAAATCATCACCTTCTCTCAATCCATATGCGGTTAATGGTGAACTACCAGCAATACAGTATTCGTCAATATCTAAATTGTTGTCCTCTAAAAATTTTTTGAATCTTCTAACAGAGTTTTCAAATTTAGAAAAGTGGAAAGGTTTGGTTTTATTTAAATGTTCAATACTATTATCGTTGAAAAGAATTCTTGCAAGTCTCATTGTTTGTTCATGAGTATCATTGACGTGAACAGAATGGTTTCCAACTCCATGTCTATTTCTGATGTCATTTTTTACAGATTTTGTAATTCCAAAATCAGGAAATTCAGCAAGAAAAACATAAGTCGGGAAGTCACTTGTGTAACATAACCCTTCTTTCATTCTGAACCCATGATAGTTGTCATGAGGACCACCAGCCCAAGCTTCACCGACGTAAAGCTCCCTCATAAGATTTAGAGGTCCGTGGTTTTTTAAATCAATTTTTCTGTAGTAAATTAATCTACCATATCTGTTTATGACATCAATTGCGGACTTATAATCACCTTTAGCCGAAGGGAACAAAGTTACAACATAAGTGTTCGATTTTAGTTTCGCATATTCAATAGCAACTTGGTTCGCATACTTTTGAGGTAAACCAATGACTTGAAAATGGTCATCCCAACTACAGTTTTTTTGTCCATCGTTTGGCATATTAGCCGGCCTTGTGTCAACATCTTTACCAAGTGCTAAAGCCGCTGCAACTCTGTGTGCACCATTAACAATATATTGGTCCTCCAAAATTGGAACTTGAGATATCTGTGAGTTGAATCCCTCATTTTTGATAGATTCGATAATTTTTTTGAATTCATCATCAAATGCCTCGAAAGTACATTTTTGTGGATTGTCATATTCTCTGAAACCATTCCAAAGCTCTAAATGTTTTTTATACATGTCTTTGAAAAAAGTTGTGTTATATCCTTTTACGATAGATTTCGCATAAAGATATTTTAATACGAGGTCGAACCTGTATGGTGTTACTAAATCGATTGCTTTTTTGATACTCATAGTTTTTTGTATTCTTTTTTATTTCTAATTTTATTTACAGTTTTCATCACTTTATCGAGATTAACTTTATGGTCATTGATTGGATTTGACTCGTTATAAATGTAATTTATATCAGTAAGAAATCTATAATGTTCTTCACCTGACATTTCAAACATTGGAAACATAAAGGCTAAATCACCCGCAACACTCCAGAAATTTCCATTTTCATCTCTTAAATCTTCAGGTTGAATTTTATTCCATAACCAAGCTCTCCAAGTTCTCAAATGAGAAAGAGTGAAAGTTTGTTTTCTTATATCTGAAAATTTTGTTGGAGGATTTGCAAATCCGTTCCTTCCATCATGATATTTGAAAGAACCACTTGTCATCCAAACATTGTCATCTTTGTAAATTTCATTTATTTTGGAAAATACATTCGAATTTGGTAACCAATCATCACCGTCAACTTCAACACAAACCTCGTTACCCTCTATTGCTCTCCATCTAATGACTTGTTCATAGTTACCTGGCTGATAGAACTTTTCGTGGTTTTCTATTAAGATAAATCTTGGGTCATTCTTTATTGTTTCTTTAATTACTTTTACAGTATTATCTGTGGACATGTCGTCCGTTATATAGCACTTGAAATCTTTAAATCTTTGACTCATAACGCTTAACAAAGACCTCTCTACAAATTTTTCACAATTATATGTTGTGGTAAGTACAATCATGATAAAACTTTTACATATAAATCTCTTGTTTGTTTAGCAACATTTTCAGAATAGTATTTTGAAATGTCCGAGGGAGGGTCTATCAAATTCTTTTGAATTATTGTTCCATTTGCATCTACATTATAAATCCAACTTTTTTTTCCACTCATCCACCCTTCGATAGTTGTCCTTCCTAATTGAATCCCTGCGGTTTCAGAGCAATTCATAAGAAACTTTTCTAAATTCCAAGTGGGCTCGAAATGTTTCACATTTTCATTTTTTATAATTTCTTCCAAATAATTTGAATGGTTTGCCCCAACTAACCAAAGTTCTTTACCGTTATTTTTTGTGTAATCTATTAAATCTCTAATTGTTGATTCTCTCAAATAATCAATCGTACCAACAAACAAAACATAATTATCATTTTTATTTTGTCGGATTTTAAATTTTTCGTTATCCACAGGATTATAAATTACTTCTACTGAATCTGACGGCACTTCAAAATTTTCAACAATGTGACTTTTAATTTCAGGTCTGATTGCAATATATTTTTTTATTGATGGATGTAATACGGGATTTTCCAATTCTTTTGACATAATTTCTGAATGAATCGTCGTAACCTTATCTATTTCAGGATAAAATTGTAACATTCTTTCAACAACTGGTTTATGTTGTATATGAATGATATCAAAGTTGGGTTCTGATGTTTTATACATAACACCTTGTTGAGACTTTTGGTTTCCTTGTGGTGTTGCAAATTCCCAGATTCCATCACCTAATTTAAAACCTGGAGCTTGTTCGAATGGTATACATTTTATTCCATCTTTTTTTGCAAGTTCAGTTAGTGGTCCTCCTATTTGGGATATCACAGTGACCGAACAATTTTGTTTTTGTAGGGCTTTTGCTAATTCGTATACATATACTTCAGAACCTGTGAATGTTCTAAAAGATAGACATGAAATGAGGACTTTGATTCTTTTATTTGGGTCAAATGGAACTTTAATGGGTAACTTATCTGAATATTTTTCAACAAAAAGTTTTCTGTTGTCCTCCCAACTTTGATTAGTCATGCCAATTGACTTGTGTGTGATTCTTATATTTGTGATAACACCAACTTTTACTCCTGATAAATAATTTTCTAAACAAAAAGATAAATCGTAGAAATGGAATCCCCCGAAATCTTCAACAAAATTTTTTTGAATTCTTTTTTTATTAACGACAATAAATAAGCCATCAACAATTACCGTTGGTATGATTGAATTATTTGATATGTCTGAATATTTGGATTCCCATTTTTTTCCTTCGTGTTCATGATTAACAATACCAACCATGTTTTTTCTTTTGTTTGTCACCCACCACTGTCCTGTTTCAGAAAGGTCAGTCGTTCCAGCAACTCCCAAAATGCCAAAGTCCGATTTTTCAAAATGTTTCATCAATTTATGATACCAAGATGAAGTATCAAAATATATGTCGTCATGGCAAAGAACAACAACATCTGTTGTAGATTCCGATAAAATTTCGTTATAAACTTCGGCTAATGATTTCTCACCATTGTTAATTTTTTCTATGACATTAATTTTTTTGAAACCTGAACTTTTTTTCAAGTATTCGATAAATTCAGGTTTATGACTTCTTGTAGAATATCCAACTGTTAGCATTATGTGAATCTTTTGTTTTTTGCTTCTTTAATAATTTGGTGTGGTTTTTTTTCAGGATTCTCCCTTGATATTGTTATACAGTCTAAAATGAATTCTGCTAAACAATGTTTCTTATCGAGTTTTTTTATAAGTTGGATGAGGTCATCCAAATTTTCGTAATATTTTCCCATAGATATGGATTAAATTCCTGTGCTACCGAATCCGTTATTTTGTCTGTCGGTCGATTCAAAATAATCTACCTGAATCAACTTAACATATTTTCCATTAACTACAGGACAAAGAACACCTTGAGCAACTTTCATTCCTTTTTCAATTATCACAGAGTTAGGATTTGTATTAAACACTATTACTTTTATCTCACCAGTATATCCTTGGTCAACAGTACCAGGTGTATTCAGAACTGTTAAACCTAAATTTAACGCTAAACCACTTTTGGGTCGTACTTGAATTTCCAAATTTTCGTCAAAATGAAAACAAAGTCCGGTGGGTACCAATTCCCTCGAAAAAGGAGGGATGGTAATTTTTTCAACAGAGTGTAAATCAAATCCTGAATCTGTACCGTAATTGTATTTTGGTATCACGGCATCAGGATGAATTTTTTTTACTTGAACATTTCTAGTTTTTAGAAATGTGTCATAATCTTCATCTATCTCATCAAAATCCAATCCAAGAGTTTCCGAAAGAATTTCTTGGTATTTTTCATCGGGTTCGATACCAGATTCTTCTTTTATTTTCTCAAATAATCTGTTAAGTTCTTCTAATTGTTCAGGTGAAATTGAATTTTCCATTATTTTAAAGTATAAATTTTTTCTATAACATCTATCAATACTGATACGTCTTTTTCACAATATTTAACTATTCCCTCTATATCTTTTTTTACCCAAAAAGCTTCGTGAACTTTATTACCTGTAACTTCCATAGTTTTTGATGATTCTACACCCAAACAAACACACATGAGTTCTAATGATGCAATTGAGCCATATCCACCGTATTGCCAAAATTCTTTAGTATCGAAAGCACGGACTTCCCACGGTTTGGTATCGTGACCTGGTAAAATCTTTGGGGGTAAAATTCCGTTCATTATCATTCGTTTCGCAATGTAAGGTATGTCAAATCCTTTTACATTGTGACCACACAAAAAGAAACCTAATTCACCAACTTTCTTGAGTAACTTTTGTACTTCAACCAATAGTTTTTTTTCATCCATATCACTGAAAGATTGCATTCTTGTTTCACCTTTATCTGTCACAAAGGCAACACTAACGCAAGCAATTCTTCCGAATTCTGGAACTAACGCTGAACGATTGACAAACATTTGCGAGATTGGTTTGTCTGCGTCTTCAGGGAATCTTTTTTGAAACCAGTCGAAATAATTTTCAAATTGAAAGGATAACTCTTTTCTGTTTTTTACTAAAGATTCCCAATCAGGCTCTATTCCTACAGTTTCAACATCAATAAAAAGTATTTTCGAAATTGGTATGTTTATCATAAAATTGATTTGTAAAATTCAGCTCTATCTTTTGTTACATTATTCAAGTCGTATTTATCTTTTACAGTTTCATAGAGTCTTTCACCCAAATCAGTCACAAAATTTCTATTTTTCAAAAGTTTCTCAATGTACTTGGCCCAATCAGAATGGTTTCTATTTTCATCAACTAAAAGTGCATTTCCATCTACAAAGTTACCATTACTTAATGCATGTTTCAAATCTATTGTGTATGGTCCCAAATTAGTTGCAATTATTGCTTTTTTGTAAAAACCAGCTTCAATAACTTTCAATTGTGATTTCATTCTATTGAATATATGGTTTTTAATTGGTGCCAAAGATATATCAAATTTAGAATAGTTTTTTGCATATGATTGAACAGGTCTCGTCCAAACCCTAACATACGATTCTTGTAACTCGTTTGGATAAACTTCTTGATTATAATTCTGAAGATACTTTTTATAATCCTCTGAAATTATGGAATAATTTTGTGTGAATATTCTTTCATATTGTGCCCATACTGTCTCGTGTGGTTTGATATTTCTTTTTTTGTGTTCCCCTGTTTCTTGATTAATCTCTGTAACAGTCCCTCTTGTATCAAATCCACAAAGAACAAACTGCAAATCGTTACTGTGTTTTGTTAACTTACTCATTGATTGGTCAAGCAACATCAAATCGTGTAAGTGTGAGGAACCACCCAACCATCCAACTCTTAATTTATCTGACGGTGGTGTGGGTTCATTAAATTGAGATTCTTTTGGATTGATTGCGTTGGGAAATACCGTGACATTTTTATTGTACTTACTTATTTCATCCGCAAAAATGTTGGTAGTCGTAGTCACAAACTCAGCAGCCCTCAAGTTGTTAACAATTTTTTCATTGATTTTATTGAACTTGATTACATCATGTATAGGGTGTTCTCTTCCTGGCATCCAATAATCGTCGATGTCACAGACTGTTTTGATTCCAATCTCTTTAAGTTTTTTTATGAACTCGGGTGCCCTATCCCAATCTTGACCGAGACTTCTATGGAATGCAACAATTTGATACTTTTTAAAAAAGTTCAAATCATCAAATGGAAGTTCGTATTGGATATCAATATGAAAATCTTCTCCGTACAGATTTTGTAAGAAAATGTGAGGGTCAACAGACCTAAATTTACCAACTCCTGTTCTATCGGAGGGTACAACTAATACATTAATTTTTGACATTATTTAACAATTATACCGAAATATAATTGTTTAAGTCAAATAAAGAAAGATGTTAAGATAGTTTTTTGATTTTGGTAACTTTACCCTCAAAGATATGTTTTCCAACTTTGAACGAAAATAATTCATTAGTTTTTTCTTCACTCTCGGAGATAACACCACTTTCTTTTAGTGCATTTTTAACGGCTTCATCAATCAATTTTTTTATAACATTGTAATCTATGTTAGTGGATACTGTTGATTTCGAATTTGTTTTTGCTGATTCAGGGATGTAATTATTGTCGTTCCCTTTTTTCATCAATCTTGAAGCTTTTTCGATTAACTCATCAGAGATTGTTGGTTGTAATTGTTGGGGTTGGGAAATTGGGTGTTCCATCATTAGTCTTTTGATGTCATCTGGAAGTTTAGATTTCTTTATTGCATCTATACTCGGAACACCAATAGGTTTTGTATTTTCTCTTGGGGTGTTCGAAATCATTGACGCGGACTGAGATTCACTTAAGAATTCTTGGGGAATATTATATCTTGCTTGAGGAACTTCAAAACTTTCAACTTCATTTGATGGTAGAGAGATATTTCTGTTATCACCTCTTGGCATTTCTTTATGTTTGTCCATAATTGCCTTTGAAACCATTAGTTTTTGTAATAATTGGTCCATATTTAGAATTTTGATATAATAATAATTGAAGTCATACTTTTGTCACCATTTGGATTGAAATTTGGTCTCATTTCATCAAAAGTTTCTCCTGTAGATTTTATACTGTTAATTTTATCTAATCTGAAAAGTCTCCAACCTGGTAAAGGTTGTTCCCCTTTATAAGCCGTGTGAGAAGCTCCTTCCAAATCCCAAGCTCTTACAACTTTATTACCGGCTTTACTTACGCCCAAACACACAGGTTCAATTTCTCTTATACCTCTTCCACCAGGTTCATCACCTTCATAGTGAATTATGCACTTCTCTCTATTTTTGACACATCTTAAGATGTCTTCAATAGATGCAATTTCACAAATTAAACCTCTTAATGACTCTTGTAATTTCATTAGAAATCAGGGTACGTTTTGGATGAGTTGTATTTGTTAATTTTTATTTCATTTTTTCTTTCGACCAAATCATCAATTGTTCCGGCATTGACGTTATAAACATCCAAAAAAGACCCTGTACCACGACCCATAGAGTCACCATCAGCAACAGCGTCTCTATTAACGCTAGAGTATTGATTACCTACAGCGTTGAAGTCATTTTTTGGTATTAATTTTTTTCTCTCTTGGTCCGCATAAGCGGTGAGTGCGTTTGGAATGTTTTGTGACAAGTCCAATGTGAGTTGTTCTGACATAGATTATAATTTTGAAATTAATTCGTTTATTCTTTTAAGAGATTCAGTAACGGCTGCGTCATACTTTTCGATAGTTGATTGATGTTTTTTTGAGGGTCTAACGTTTGTGAAATCCTTCTTCTCGTGTGGGTCCAAAAATGAGTTTTGCATTCCAGAGTCCATCTTATTTCTTTTAGTCAAATGACCAAATTCTCTCATCTTCCTCAATTCATCATTTACCCAATTTTTCATCTCAAATCCTCCGTTGAGAATAAAAGGTAATTCATCCTGATTTCCTTTGAAATTATCGAAGAAATTTTTAATTCTTTTAAGTTGTTTGTACCCAATAAATTTAGAATTTTGAAGTTCTTGATTTCTTTTAAAACCTTCAATATTTTCATCCGCACCGCGTGCTTTTTGGAAACAAACCTTCAAGTGGTTTCTCTTTTCTTCAGGTAACTCAACTTCTTTATTATATAATTCTTTATTCACCTGTTAAAATTTTAATTAAATCTTTTTTTGACATTCCTTGTTTTTCCATTTGTCTCAAGAGAGAATCTATATTCTTCTTAAGAATTTTGGAAATTTCTTTTTGTTTTTTTTGAATATCTCTGTCTTGTTTTTTTGTTACTTCAGAATTATCAGTATTTTTTTTCTTCATCAAAATATCCTCCAACATTTTGATTGCTTTTTGTTTTTGTATTTCGGCAATTGTACCTTTCATTACAAAATTTGGGTCATCATAAAATTCTGAACTTTCATCTTTTTTTCCTGTATAATCTTTTCCTTGTTGTTCTGTGCGGTCTTTTGCGTCCTCAGGCTCTAAATCCAATTCGTCCTTAAAATATTTATAAGTTTCTTTCCCGTCTAATTCTTTTGTTTCTTCATAACCAAAAGCCCCCGACATATCTTCTTCTTTCATTTCTTCCTCAACAGACTCACCGTAATACGTCCTATATCCACGAGTGATTGGGTCATTTGTGATTCTTGACGCAGCCACTGTTTGGTCCATAGTTTTTTGCGGATGTAACCTAGGGTCAAGAATTGGCACTTTTGAGTTCATAAATGAACCATCAGAACTTACCAACTCATCAATTTCTCCACCAACCTCTTCAGAACTTTTTTTCTTTTTTTGTTTGACTAATTTTTCCAAATATTTTTTTACCATCTCTAGTTTTTCTTTCGGTATTTTAATCATCTTATCTTTCTTCCTAGCTTCTGTTAGAGTGTTTTCAACAGAAAAGTATAGTGAAAAGTTATCACTCTTCTCTTTTAAGAAAAAGTAATATGGTGAAGAAAAAAATTCTTGGTTCTCGTTTATCATCTGATTTCTTTTACACTATAAATACTATGTGTTAAGGTATTTATCAATATCTTATGTCATATCAGAACATTAATCAATATAACTTTAGAAAGTTAGGTTTGTTACCTGTCAGGGAAATTTCAGATATCTGTTTGGCTTCTGATGAAAGGGATTACGACCAAGAAGTCGTTTTTTCTCCTTTATTGATTGGAGAAGACGATGGGAATAGAATGCCATTCAAATTTGATTTCAATAGTACAGGAACAACTATGATGCCATTTTCGGCGGTCAGTTTCGACTATGAAACAATTGTTTCAGAAAATTATTGGAACCCTTTGGGAATTGACCCAAATTTTTGTCCGATTGTGAATGATTTATGTGATGTTGGTCTAACAGGAATTGATAATGGACTGACGAAGAAAATGTCGGGTGAAACAATACAAACAACTACAGGTTTATACACAAATACTGGAGACACTTACAATAGATACAAATATGACCGTAGGATGAAATTACACCCGATTACAGGTTTTACAACTTCTACGAACAGATTATGGAATGATGACTCCTATACCTACGATATAACTTTTGGGAATGATAACAATTTGGTTGGCACCTACGCAAAACTACAAGGTGGATTTTTTCAAGGGTTCTATAAGTTGATAGGGTATGACTACCAAGTTTTTCCTGAAAGGGTCAACTTTGGTTGGACTTCTGAATTTATGTTAAGATATAGATGGACAGGAGACACAAATGTTGGTTTGAACAACAGATACCCTGACAACAAAGGTACGTTTTTCTTTATGGGGGCAAGAGCCGAAAACAAATTTTATCACTATGCTGACGGTGAACCAAAAGGTGACACAGGTTATACAAGAGTTACATCAGGTTTAACATGTATGCAGACATGTGCTTGTTCAACACTGACAGGACAAACTGGTTATACTTGTATGCAAGTTTATCAACCATCAGGTCTTACTATTACAAATTGTAGTTGTAGTTGTAATTGTTCATGTGCGGGGTATGCTGAGTTTCCCGAAAAAGACCCACTTTACGATGGAGTTTCAAACGGACTATCTTTACGATTAAGTGGAGACACAGGAAGTCCTAGACTTTGTGTAAAAACTTTTAGGATTACTGGAGGTTGTGAAACCAGTGGAACTTGTTTAACAGGTTTGACTTACACAACAGGGACATCAGTAACTGAATGGTGTTCATCAAGGGGTATTTTTGATGATTGTAGTGGTACTACCTATGCAAACGTTGAACATTGGGTTCAAATTGATGCGGTTTTCCAAAGAGCAGAATATCTGGAAGAGTGTGACTTAATTGACAAAGGTGGGCTAGGATTAATTCAATACACAGCTTATACCGCAACTAGTGCCAACAATAGTGTTTCTTTAATACAACCACCTCTGACCCATGAGAAAGATTACAACCCTGCAACTGTTGAGGTTTTGAATTTCAAAGACTCTTGGATGGAAGAAAAAAAATATAGAGTTGGCTCGATGAAATTCTATGTAAATGGCAAGTTGTTTATGGTTGTTTTAGACTTTGAAGAAATAATTCCACACATTTTAGATGTGCCGAAAGAAAAACAAATTGGTGTTCCGTATAATATTTCTTTGGGTGGAGGAACTCAAGGACTCAAAGATAATTTAACTTTTTCAGGGGGTTGTCCCGAGACTATTGATGAAATAGTTTATCAACAAGACCCAGAGTGTTTAACGACAGAGGATTTGACACACACAATATATTCCGGTTTAACAACTCATATCAAATTGGAAGAAATATTTGGGGGAAACTTTATAGGAGATATAAGTGCATTCAGAATGTATACAGAACCTTTAAACGCATCTCAAATTAGACACAATTTTAGAATACTGAAAAATAAATATAATCTTTTGGACCCTAACTGTTTGGATTGTAGAATTTTGATTCCCAATTGTGATTTGGGTTATACACCAATTGAATGTTAAATGGATTGTAACTATTACATAATAACAAACTACAATAATATCCAAATAGGATATTTCAAGTGGACAGGGTGTACAGGTATTGTAAGTGTGTCACCCATAAATCCAATTTCAACTGAATACGTTTGTGCTTACGACTTGACCGAAGAAAGTTACGGGGCACCACTTACTATCAACAATATGGGTTTATGTCCATCAGCAACACCCACACCAACCGTTACACCAACAGTAACTCCGACTGTAAGTCTATCACAAACTCCTGTAACGCAAACGCCAACTCCAACTAACACAGCAACACCATCAAATACACCATCACCGGTTTATCAAAGAAATATGAGAGGTGGTGGTTGGTACCAAGATGTTTGTAATTCGGTAAATCAATTTGCTAGTCCTGCTAACGTAACAATTTTTACAACTAAACCTTTTGATGAATTAGTTGTCGGAGACCATGTCTACGGTAATAAAGAATTAACTATCCCACCTACTGGTGGTAAATTCACAATATCCGACGGAGCAAAATTTGTACAATTAAGTGGCACACTCATTATAAACACGGGTGTCTGTTAAATGTTACATTAGATATTTATAGACATGTCGGATTGCGGAGTTTCAATATATAGCCCGAATTATAGTGGTTTGACTTGTGATGTAACCTTTTTTCCTTCTTCAGGAGGAACAATAAATTTAGGTTTACAGGTGTTTCCATTTACATATTTAGGAGAGTATCCTTGGGGTACTTATAATTGTTACGTTCCACTTTATAATACAGTTTGTACTATTGTTTTTCCTCTTCCATCTCCAACGCCAACACAAACTCAAACACCAACACCAACTGTTACAATTGGTTTAACCCCCACTTCAACTGAAACGCCAACACAAACACCTACACAAACTGAAACCCCGACCCAAACTACGACAAATACTCCAACAAATACTCCATCAAGCACAGCAACACCAACTCCGATATATTATTACTATTTTCTTTTAGATTGTGATTTATCAAATAATAAAATTGGAAGAAGTGTAACTCCAGGACTATTTGGGGTATTTTTGGTTGACACATATAAATGTTATTCAATAGCTGGTGTTGACTATGGTCCAGTTTACGACTATGACTTGGATGTATCAACAAGTGTGGTTGATTGTTTAGATATTAATTGTAATCCGACACCTACACCTACTCAAACTCCTTCTCAAACTGAAACGCCTACTCAAACACCAACTCAAACTGAAACAAGTACACCAACACAGACGGAAACACCTACACAGACTGAAACAAGTACACCAACAGAAACGCCAACACAAACACCTACACAAACTGAAACATCTACACCAACTAATACAGAAACACCTACTCAAACACCAACTCAAACAGAAACTCCAACTTCGACTGTTACTTCTACACCAACTGAAACGCCAACACAGACAACAACTGAAACACCAACCCAAACAAGTTCAGAGACACCTACACCAACAGAGACACCTACTAATACGTCAACACCTACAACAACTTTGACTAATACACCAACTGAGACTGCAACTAACACACCAACACCAAGTATAACGGCTAGCCCTGGACAAACTCCAACCCCTACCGAAACATCAACTCCGACACAAACCGAAACTCCAACACAAACACCCTCTAATAGTCCCACTTCTTCAGAAACTCCGACCCCAAGTCCTAGTCTCACCTCTTCACCAACACCTACCGAAACATCAACGTCAACACCAACGGAAACGCCTACTCAAACACCTACGCAGACAGAAACTTCTACACCAACTAACACTGAAACTCCTACACAAACCCCGACACAGACTGAAACTTCTACACCTACGCAGACAGAAACACCTACACAAACTCCAACACAAACACCTACGCAGACAGAAACTTCTACACCAACTAACACTGAAACACCTACACCAACAATAACACCTACGATATCAGAAACTCCAACAAATACACCAACTGAAACACCAACACCAACTTTGCCTGATAATAATTTCTTGTTACAAGAAGATTATTTCATGATTCTCCAAGAAGATGGATTCGGAATTTATATTGAGACCGAAATTCCAACACCAACACCTACCCCTACTCAGACTGAAACACCTACTCAGACTCCAACTATAACACCTACTCAAACATCTACACCAACAGTAACACCTACTGAACCATTCTTCCTATTATTTGAAGATAGTTCAATTGCTACGGCAGAAAATAACGATAATATTGAAATAGATATAATATAAAAAAATAGATTAAAATGGCAAATACAAAAATAAGTGCGTTACCAACATTTACAGGAGACACCACGGGTGCTTATCTTGTTATGGATAATAGTGGTCTAACCGAAACCTTCAAAGTTTTAAAAGAAACATTAATAGGTTCTTCAGGAACAAGTGGTTCATCAGGAACTAACGGAAGCTCAGGTTCTTCAGGAACATCTGGCTCAAGTGGAACTAGTGGTAGTTCAGGTTCTTCAGGAACATCAGGCTCTTCAGGTAGTTCTGGTACAAGTGGAATTTCAGGTCTATCTGGTGCTACAGGTAGTTGGACGGTGACTCCAGGGACTAATAACTACAGTTTTACAGTTGATATTAATAACACATATAACTTATGGGCTCTTGCAAATATACCAAATGGTATAATAGTTTATAATGCCACAGTAAGTGTTAGTAATTCTAATGTGCCCGTAATTGGTGTTCAGTATGCATGGAATTATACTGGTGGGGGTAGTCCAATATTGTTTACAAGCATACCTGCACAGATTATAGGAACTGCAGGTGCAATATCCACCGCTTCAACAGTTGTTACATCAACAAATACATTTGTATTCGGTATTCAAAACAATACAGTGTCAAGTATTACGGTTAATTATGGATATTTGAAAATATCTTAACTCTTATAAAATCAAAATACGGACTATAAAAACATATTTATAAAATAAAAACAAAATGCCTAATTTACCTATATCCCAATTACCTAATTTATCAAGCTCAGGGACAAATGAGAGTTTGCTAGCCATAGTTTATAGTGGTGCCGGTTCTCCTGTAACATATCAGGTTAACTTACAAGATTTACTTAAGAGTTCTCCATTCGGAACAATGTATCAGAATTGGATTCCCGATGTTACTAACACTTATAGTATTGGTGATTCAGCCCACACAATCAGTTCAATTCACGTTGGTTCTGGAACTGTATTCATCGGTCCAAACGGAGCATTAGGTATTGACGATAGTGGAGTTCTATTTTCCATTAATGGATTCGCAACAAACTTCTTCGTATTAGGTGCAGTAACTGAAAGTGGAGTTACAACAACAAGCGGAGTTACTTTTACTGTTGTAGGAGATGAAGTTATTATGGAACCTGTTTCAGGGCAATCATATAACCTCAATCAACAACTAATACCAACAGGAGGAACAATTGGTCAAGTATTTACTCAGACAGGAAATACAAATTATAGTTATGGTTGGGTTGAATTCACAGGAGGAACTAGTGGGACAAGTGGTATAGATGGTTCATCAGGAACTTCTGGCTCAAGCGGAACTGATGGTAGTTCAGGAACTAGTGGTATAGATGGTTCATCAGGAACTTCTGGCTCAAGCGGAACTGATGGTAGTTCAGGAACTAGTGGTATAGATGGTTCATCAGGAACTTCTGGCTCAAGCGGAACTGATGGTAGTTCGGGAACTAGTGGTATAGATGGCTCATCAGGAACTTCTGGTTCTTCTGGAACAAGTGGTTCAAATGGGACAGATGGTTCTTCTGGCACATCTGGTTCATCAGGAACTTCTGGTTTAAGTGGAACTTCTGGTAGTTCAGGCTCTTCAGGAACATCTGGTTCAACTGGAACGTCAGGTTCATCAGGAACATCTGGTTCAACTGGAACGTCAGGTTCATCAGGAACATCTGGTTCAAGTGGAACTTCTGGTAGTTCAGGTTCTTCAGGAACGTCAGGTTCATCAGGAACATCTGGTTCAAGTGGAACATCTGGGACTTCTGCAACGGGAACCACCAAATCTTATGGGGCGTTTTATGACACTGGAACACAGCCATTAGCGGCAGCTGACACTCCACAAGTCATGAGCGCAAACACTTCATCATTATCAAGTGGTGTGGTATTAAGTGGAGGAACAAAATTTGTGGTATTAAACTCTGGAATTTACAATTTACAATTTTCAACACAACTAAATAAAACCTCGAGCGGAACAGATGAGGTTGCAATTTGGTTTAGGAAAAATGGTGTTGACTTACCAAATTCAAACACTGAAATGCAAGTTCCAAAACAAGGTTCGACAGGAAAGTTGGTTGCTGCGTGGAATATTTTGGAACAGTTGAATGCTAATGAATATTTGGAAATTGTTTGGGCGTCAGCGGATACCACATATGAGTTGTTAGGGGAACCAGCACAAACAACACCATATGCAAAACCTGCAACTCCATCAATGATTGTTACTCTAACACAAGCTTAAGATGTATACAACCGATTGCAATTATTTCAATATAACAAACTACAATAATGTTCAAGAAGGATATTATAGGTGGACAGGATGCACAGGTATCGTAAGTGTTTCACCAATCAATACATTGGATGTAACATTACAGTGGGGAAGTGCGAATGCCGGTAATTCAATTTACAGTGATATTTTTGTCTTGAATAAAATTTATTGATAATTGAAAAAAGTTTGACTTAATCTCAGTATTTATAAAATATGAGTTGTAGTAAGTTCGTTTTAATCAATACTGGTTCTACGGTTATAAATTTCAATTATCAAAGATGCAACGACGCTCTTTGGGAATATCAAGTTGAATTAAATCCAGGTCAGACAAAGAATATATGGTTAATTAACGACACATTTTCAATAGCCGATGTATATGTTAACAACATTGAAGTACAGAATTGGGGTAGTTTTCCACCCACAACAATAAGTGCTACGCCAAACCCAACGTCAACACCTACCCCCACACCCACAAATACACCAGACCCTTCCCCAACTAACACACCAACTAACACGGCAACCCCAACAGAAACACCTTTAGTATCACCAACCAATACTCCGACAAATACTGGTACACCTTCAGAAACTCCAACTAACACACCAACATCAACTATAACACCAACTATAACACCATCTCCGACATCAGACGCCTATCGAAACTTTACAATACAAAACTATTGGAGTGGTGGTTTAGTGATAACAACAGAACCAACAACTAGTTTTGATTCTTTGTTCCAAAACGTATTTCCTTTAGGTGCGGGTCAGACAAATGCATGGCACGGGCCAATCGTTAACGGTGATACATGTAGTATAACAATAACAGGACTTTCAACATACCAATGGTATATCTTGAGAAACGGAACTGTAATAAGTACTATAACTGGAAATACACCTGATAGTCCATCATACACATTTAATACAGGTTTTACAGAAGACGATATATTGAGATTTGAAGTAATTTCATAAGATTCAAATTTCTTTGATATTTATATTTTACAAAGATATCTTAATGAGTTGCAAAAAGTACGTCCTAATTAACACAGGTTCAACAACAATAAATTTCAATTACCAAAGATGTGATGATGCTCTTTGGGAGTATCAAGTTGAATTATTTCCTAATCAATTAAAAAATATTTGGTTAATTGACGACACCTTTCAGATTGCAGAATCTTATGTGAACAACATCGAAGTTCAAAACTGGGGTAACTTTCCCCCAACAACAATAAGTGCAACTCCAAATCCTACAACCACACCAACCGCAACACCAACAAATACACCTACAAATACTGAAACTCCAACAGTAACTCCTACTAATACTTCAACACCTACAAACACATCAACTCAAACACCAACAAATACCCCAACAAACACGGTTAGCCCAACGGATACACCAGACCCAACACCAACAAATACCCCTACAAGTACTGAAACCCCAACAAATACACCGACACCAAGTGAAACTCCAACAGGGACACCCGTAGAATCGCCAACAAATACTCCAACTATTACATCGTCCAATACCCCTACACCAACTCCGACAATAACAGATACCCCAACACAAACGCCAACAAATACTGAAACGCCAACAAATACTTCGACAGAAACAGAGACACCAACACCAACACCAACTCCGACAATAACAGATACCCCAACACAAACGCCAACAAATACTGAAACACCTACACCAACACCAACTCCTACGGCTACAGATTTAAGTACTATAACTACATATACAATTTCAGGATGTACTAATCTAAATGTTTTAGTTGTCGATTTAGGACCAGGATTAATAGTTCCTGGAGATGTAAACTATTACACATTCACAGGAGCAACACCAAGTGGATGTTATTCAGTCATTGGTAAGATAAATGCTCCGATAGACGACGCGTTTACCGCATCATTTGGATATGGTGGATGTAATGATTGTGAGATTTCTAATATAACTCCAACCCCAACTAATACACCAAGTGAAACTCCAACTAATACACCTACTGAAACAGCAACTAACACACCAACTGAAACTTTAACATCTACTCCAACAATAACTGAAACCCCAAGTGAAACACCTAGTGAAACACCAACGAACACACCAACACCAACTACAACTGACTTAAGTTCGGTTACTACATACACAATTTCGGGATGTACCAACTTGAACGTATTAGTTGCTGATTTAGGACCATCATCATTAGCACCTGGTGACGTATTTAACTTTACATTCACAGGAGGAACACCAAGTGGATGTTATAGAATTGTTGAGAAGACCGTGGCAACTCCAACAGACGGTGCAACACCACTTCTTTTCTATGTTAACTGTGCAGCATGTGAGGCAACTTTAGTAACACCAACGCCAACAACTACAAGTACACCAACGCCAAGTGTAACCAATACTCAAACACCATCAGTTACACCAACATTAACACCAACACCATCAACAACCCCAATACCTGTAACAGGATATGGTTATAACTTGGTAGTTTTACCATATGCTCCACCAACTTCAGGAAATACAATATTCCCACGATTTACTGTTATAGGTGAAACAT